GTCTGGCACGACGCTTGCGCGCACGACTATTTTGCAGTCGAGCAACAGCGATTCGGCGGTCAACTGGACCGCAGGCACACGAAACATTTTCTGCACCCAGCCAGCGGAAAAAGCGGTGTTCCTTGATGCCTCTGGAAACATCACGATCCCCGGCACAATTGATGGCCGAGACTTGCAGACCGATGGCACCAAGCTTGACGGCGTTGAAAGCGGTGCAACGGCAGACCAGACAGCCGCAGAGATTAGGGCACTTGTTGAAAGCGCCACGGACAGCAATGTCTTCACAGATGCTGACCACACAAAGCTGAATGGCATTGAAACCAGTGCTGATGTAACTGACACCACAAACGTCGTTGCCGCCCTAACGGCAGGGGCCAACATAACAATCGCGGTCGATGGCACGATTTCAGCTACTGGTTCGAGTGGTCTTGCAAATGTTGTCGAAGACACCACGCCTCAACTGGGCGGCACGCTTGATGCGAACAGTCAGTTGATACAATTCGGCGACAGTTCCGGCGCTACAGTGAACAGATTGCAGCTTGGCGACAGCCAAGACCTTAGCCTGTACCACAACGGGAACTCGCAGGTTAACCACAATGGAACCGGCGACCTGTATATAAGCAGCAACAACAACACCATTTTCTATAACTCTGGCTTTGCAAAAATTAACATTCAGGACGGCAGTAGTGGCGGCGTAAAGCTCTACTACGGTAACGCTACACTGACTGCCGAAACAACAAGCGAAGGGCTGGACGTCCAAACTGGTATTATCAATGTCAAAAATGGCGGGACGCAGTCTGAAGTCCGGTTGTTTTGCGAAAGCTCAAATGCACACTATGCTGGATTGAAAGCACCAGCACATTCAGAATTTAGCGGCGATGTCACCTCAACGCTACCGGCTGCTACCGGCATACTGATAGGCACAGCCAACGCAGACGCTCCCGCTACGACTACAAGCTCATCCGATGCGGATCATGTCCTGGTCAATGACGGCGGCGTCTTGAAAAAAATCACGCCAGCTAACCTTGGCATAGGTGGTGGCGGCGGCGGAGGTGGTTCGTTCCTGCCTTTGTCTGGCGGCACATTGACTGGCGACCTGACGCTCGGTGGTGCGCTGGTCGAAGAGGTTTACAACCTTACAGGCACGGTCCTCGACCCATCCAATGGAACGCTCCAATATAAAACGTTGGCGGCAAATACCACGTTCACTGAAACGTTTTCTGACGGAGAGTCCATCACGCTGATGATTGACGATGGCTCGGCCTACACTGTCACCTGGCCGACGATGACCTGGGCTTCAGGCTCTGCCCCAACCCTAGCGACCAGCGGCTACACAACCGTCGTGTTGTGGCATCAAGGTAGTCTTTACGGCGCGGTCGCAAGCTAATGCTGAGCCGCAAAATACTTTTAGCAGGTCAAGGCGCTGGCGGTGGTGGAGGCGGCGGCGGAGGTGGCGGAACGGGCCAATATTACGGCTACACCTCAACCGCAACCGCAACGAATGGCCCTGCTGGCCCCGGCCTTGTCAATACGTGGTATCGGCGTGAACTAATTGCTTTTGTTTACACAAGCTCCGAGCTTTCAACGCTTGGTCTAAGTGCGAATGACGTGATCACAAAATTGCGCTGGAATGTGACTCAAATTCCACTGTCAAATCGTATGCCCTTTCCAAATTACGCTATCAGGATGAGCCACATCTCGTCTGCAACCACAACCAGTAATCCTGCGGGGGCAACGACTGGCGCAAACAGAACCACAGTTAAAAACCAACACAACTACAACGCGTATACGCCCGGCACTGGCTTGCACGAGATGACGCTCGACAACAGTTTTACCTGGAATGGTAGCGACGGGATTGGTTTCGTGTTCGCTTGGGGCCAATGCCCCACAGGCTACGACCAAAGGGGTCAACAAACTGTACTAACGACCGGCAACACTTATTACAGATGGAGTGATCAGCCCGGCACTTACACGGTTGATACGTCAACAACTTCGACCATCAGTAATAAAAGACCAGCCATCGACCTGTTTGTCACTTAGGAGTTTTGAATGTACGCAAAGATTGTCGACGGTGGTGTCGCAGCCTACCCATACACCATCGCCCATCTAAAAGCAGACAGTCCAAACACAAGTTTTCCCGACACGATGACTGATGCAATGCTTCAAGCGCATGGGATGTACTCGGTGGCTTCATCTTCACAACCTGATCACGATGCGGCAATCCAGTATGTTGAGGAAGCCACGCCAACGCTCGTCAATGGAGCTTGGACGCAGACCTGGCAAGTCCGAAACTACGAATTGGAAATTCAACAGCGCAACGTCCGACAAGAACGCGACAAGCGTCTCTTTGAGACGGATTACTTAGCACTGTCTGACCAGACGCTTTCGGCTGAAATGACTGCCTATCGTCAGGCGCTGCGTGATGTCCCGGCACAATCTGGGTTTCCCGCGTCTGTTACATGGCCGACTAAGCCATGATCTCAACCTTTGCATTTGGCGAGGAGCCGTTTGCGGCAGATAGTGTTAGCGTTGTTCAATTTGCCAGCGCCGTGGCCAATATAGTGGTCACCTCTTCTGCTACCGCCAAAGCTGTTTTTCTGACCAGCGGTTCAGCAAGTATCTCAATCAGCCAAAGTGCCGTTGCCAACGTGCTTGGTGATGCTTGGACGATTGTTCCAGAGGGTTCCGAGACTTGGTCAATTATATCGCAAGGCAGCGAAACATGGACGCCTGTTTCACCGGGTGATGAAACGTGGAGTAAACAATGATTCCATTCGGCGAATGGCTACCAGATCAGCCGCCTCTTAATAATCCTGGCGTAACCATTGCCACGAATGTGATTCCGGCTGCGAAAGGCTATCGAAGCGTTAAAAACTTTGTTGATTTCAGCAATGCTGCCAGCGGCAGGCTGCGTGGCATTTTCAGTGCAAAAGACACGGACGGCAATTCGTTTTTATTCGCTGGTGATAACGCAAAACTTTATCGCTACAGCGATTCTGACAAAGACTTAGACGACGTTTCAAAAGCGGGTTCGCCTGCATATGATCTGGCGGCTAGTGGCACAAGCACAGGCGACGAGAGATGGCGCTTTGTGCAATTTGGTAGCACGGTCATTGCCGCTGGTGGTATTGGCGAGGAACTTCAGAAGTGGACGCTTGGCAGCGACAGCACGTTCTCCAACCTCGCGGGCACACCGCCAAAAGCTGACTTCATTGCTGTCGTGCGCGATCAGGTGTGGACGGCAAATATTGACGAAGGAGCAGGCCGCAAGCCATTCCGCGTCAGATGGTCGGCTATCAATGATGAAACATCGTGGACGGTCGGCACTAATCAAGCAGATTTCCAAGACATCTTCGGCGGCGACAGCGGTGCAATTACTGGCTTAGTTGGTGGGCAACAAGCGACAATCCTTATGGAGCGTGGCATTGCGGTTGCTTACTATGTAGGTAGCCCGCTGATCTATCAGATTGACATGGTCGAGACATCACGCGGCTGTCCGTACCCCAACTCCATCGCAAGTGTTGGGAACAACGTGTTTTATCTAAGCCGTGACGGCTTCTTTATGTTCGATGGTCGTGGCTCAAAGCCTATAGGTGCAGAAAAGGTAGACGACTTTTTCAACAAGGATTTTAACTCTGCAAAGATCGACAAATGCTCGTGCGCTGTTGACCCAATCAATCAGATTGTCGCTTGGTCTTATGTCAGCAACGATAACGTAGGTGACACGCCTGACAAGGTCATAGTGTACAACTACGCAATAGGCCGGTGGTCATTGCTTGAGTTGACGACAGAGTTGCTTGCGCCGATACAAACCACCTCTGTGACAATGGAGGCATTGGATACACAGGCGGCAAACCTTGATGCACTTACAGGCACACTCGACTCGACAACATACAAGGGCGGCACGTTTTTCTTTGGCGGTTCAGCCGACAACAAGATCAAAGCGTTCTCCGGCACTGCACTAGCTGGCACAATTGAAACGCCAGAGGTTTCAGTAAACAAAGGCCGCCACTCGGTGGTCACAAAGACAGTGCCTTATTTCAAGGATGGCAGTGTCACAATCCAAGTTGGCACGCGAGACAGACAGGACGAGGTCGTGAGCTTCGGCAGTGCGTCCTCATTGCTTGCAGACGGCTATTGTTTGCACCGTGACCAAGGACGGTTTCATCGCTTTCGTATGAACATCAGCGGCACGTGGGATTTCGCGCAAGGCGTCGATGTAGAGGGTGCGGCTCTTGGCCGACGCTAACTTTCGCCGCCTGCCGACGGAGGCAGACAACCCAAGAGAAATCAGTCAAGTCGTTAACGGGATACTCGACGGCAAAGTCAATTCAACCGGCAGTTTCACATGCACAACGAGCGCGACAACAACAGTCGTGACAGATTTTCGTGCGGGTGCTGACAGCATCATTTTGTTGATGCCGACCTCGGCCAATGCGGCAGCGGAGATAGGGAATGGCACAGCCTTTATTAGCGCCAGAGCAAAGCAATCATTCACCGTCACACACGCGAACAATTCACAGGCCGATAGAACTTTTGGATATGCAATTCTGGGATAAGTGGAAGCATTGCGCCCCATTTATCAACGCAGCATTGGCTTACAGCGGTCACTCGCACACGCTGGACGACGTGGCAGAGGTTGTCCGCAAGGGTGACGCACAGTTCTGGCACTCAAAGGACGCGGGCCTAGTCACAGAAATAATCGAATATCCGCGTCGGCGCACCTTGCGTTTTTGGCTGGCAGGCGGGGATTTGAACACCCTCAAAGACATCGAGAAAGACGCCATTGAGTGGTCGAAAACATGGGGCTGCGTCTCCTGTGAAATTGTTGGCAGACGCGGCTGGGTAAAAGCGCTTGAAGGATATAAAGACGTGGCAACAGTGGGAGTCAAGGACTATGGGTAAGGGCGGCGGCGGCGGCGGTACGCAAACAGTAAACACTCAAACGCTGCCCCCGGCATACGCGCAGCCGTTTCTTGAGTTTGGGCTTTCTGAGGCGCTTGAGCAATTCAGGTCTCCGAGGCCACAGTTTTTCCCAGGAAGCACGGTTGTTGGGTTTAGTCCTGAGTCTGAGTTGGCTCTTGGCGGTATGAGAGACAGGGCTTTGGACCCAAACAGCCTTACGGCTCAAACTCAGGGCGTTGTGCAGCAGAACTTGATGGGGACAAACCCTTTGGCGATGGCGGCTTTTCAGCCGGTGGTTGACCGAGTGCAGAGTCAGTTTGCAAAGGCAGGCCGCTATGGGTCTGGCGCAAATCAAGGCGTCTTAGCCGCGGCACTAGCACCAGCAGCCTTACAAGCACAACAAGCAGCCATTGCGCAGGCGCCGCAGGTGCAAAACCTTGATCTCCAGCAGCTTCAGCAGGTTGGCGCAGCGCGTGAGGCACAGGCGCAAAGTGAGCTTCAAGGTGATCTCGACAGATTCAATTTCGAGCAAAACATAGAGAGGCAGAAGCTGCGTGACTTCTTGGCGCTTGTTGGAGGCGGTACGGTTGGATCGCAAAACATTCAGCCGGTGTTCCGCAACCCACTTGCCTCTGGTTTAGGCGGGGCTCTTGGCGGCGCACAGCTAGGCTCATCTCTCGGATTCAATCCACTTTATGGCGCAGCGGCTGGCGGCCTGCTGGGCTTGTTGTAGGAGGCGTAGATGTCTTTTGGTGGCGGTAGGCCGATGGGCGGCATCCTTGGCGGTGACTTCAATGACCCTAGAACACAGGGCATCTTGGGTCTGGCTGGCGGCTTGCTGACAGGCGGCGGTCCTTCTGTCGGGCGCCCGATCTCTATAGGGCAAGCTCTTGGCATGGGATTGAATCAAGGTCAGACGGCGCTTAATGCGGCGCAAGCAAGGATGGATCGCTTGGCACAGATTGAGGCGGCAAACAAGTTTCGTCAGGCGCAATTTGATTATCGCAAGCAACGAGATGAAATTGTTGACGAGCGAAACGCGCGGCTTGATGCGGCGGCTGCAAAAAGGGCAGGACTACAGGTGGTCGGTGGCAATCTGTTTGATGTTTCTGGTGACACGCCTGTTTTGATTGAAACGCCTGGTCGACTATCCGAAACTGTCAGCAGCGACGGCGCTTTGATTTTTAGCACTGATGCCAACGGAAAAGTTTCAGTTCGCAGAAGCAGCGAATATGACGCAATCATGGCTGCCAAAGAGGCAAAGGCAAAGCCAAAGACCCTGTCGAATACTCTTCAAAAGGCAGAAGATGCAGACTTTGAAGCACTAGAAACCTCATCCAACATCGTTGCCGATACGCAAGACTTTATTAATCTGATTGAATCCGGTGATCTTAGCTTCTCGTTTGGAGACAGGGCGGGTGATGCTATTGCGTTATCGTTAGGAGCCAGCAGCGAAGAAATACTAAACCGCTCAACTTTTGACACATTCCTCCAAAGGCTCCGCAACGCCACCCTGCGTCTTAACAAGGGCACACAGACCGAGGGCGACGCAGAGCGTGCGCTTGAGGAGATCGTTCAAAACAGAAACAACACGCAGGCCGTCAAGCGCGCTCTTGAAAAACTGTTAGAGGTCAACGAGCGCGCCATCGAAAACAAAAAACGCGGCATCAATCGCCGCCGTTCGACTCAAGGAATTGATGCGTTTGATTTCTCGGACACTGTCACACCGACGTCGCCGGATGATGTCGGCTTCACAGTGAAAAAGAAAGGAGGCTCGTCATGAGCGTTACTGTCGAAATTGATGGCGTCGGCGAAGTTGAATTTGACGATAGCTTCAACGACCTAACAAAGTCTCAACAGCAACGCTTGGTGAACAGAATCGCAGCAGAGCGGAAAAACCTAGATCGAAAGAAAAAAGGCGCCGACAGCGATGACGGCTTTGTTGCAAACCTGCTGCGCACTGGAGTTGGACAAGGTCTTGCGCTTGGCTTTGGCGATGAGCTAGAGGCTGCCGCGCGCACAGGCTTTGGTTTGCTTGGTGATTACAAAGGCACGCGAGACGACATTCGCGAACAGGTCAAAGACTTTGCAAAAGAAAACCCCAACACCGCTCTCGCTGCGGAGTTAGGTGGGGGGCTTTTGACCGGCATTGCTGGTGGCGCGCGCGCGGCTGGCACGGCTCTAGGGCGCAAGGTTTTGGAGAAGGCCGGGACGACAGGTCTCGCCGCCGGTATCGGGGCTGGTGAAGGCGCTATCGCAGGCGTCGGCTCTGGCGAAACGGCAGGAGGGCGTGTTGCTGGCGGCATTTTAGGCGCAGGCATAGGAGGCACGCTAGGCGCAGCAGCGCCAGCAGCTATTGGTGCGGTCAAAGCCGGTGTCGGGCGTGTTCGCTCTGGTGTCAGTGACAAGGCTGCACAGGAGGCAGCCGATCTCAAGGCGCTCCAATCGATTGAAGAGGGCGGGATGTCGCCAGAGGACGTCCTGCGCGGCTTGGATGAAACTCGCGCATCTGGTGTCACCGACGCCATGATTCCTGACATCGCAGGCGATGCAACGAGAGGCTTGGCACGCGGTGCATCTACAGTGTCGGGCGAGGGTCGCGTCATCGCCCAAAAGGCGCTTGATGAGCGTGCTGCCAATCTTGGCGACGAGATTGCAAATGATGTTGGCAACGTGCTTGCAGGCGGCAAAAGCGCATCAGAGGCGCTTGATGAGATTGTAACACGCCAAAAGGCTAATGCGGGTAACGACTATGATGCTGCTTTCAACGTCGATGGCGTTCCGGTGTCGGTGCCGGTTACCGGCAAACTCAAAAATCTACTAACACTCCCTGCGTTTGATGAAGCGGTTGAGCAAGCGGATATGTTAGCACGTGTTGATCAAGTTGGCTTGCCATCAGCCAAAGACTTGATCGACGGTAAAAAAATCGATGACCTTTCTATAAGAGAGCTTCATTACATTAAAATGGGGCTTGATGAAGTTTTGGGGCTTGGCAAACGCGGTCAGTCCAAAACCTCCATCGGCCGGGGTCTTGAGCGTGGGTTGAAAAATGCCCGTGCTGAGTTGATCGAAATAATCGACGACGCGTCTCCACAGATCGACGGTGAGAGCGCATACAAAACAGCGCGCAACAAGTTTGCCGGTGATGCACGCCTGCGTGAGGCCATAGAAGATGGTGAGGGCTTCTTCCGCATGAAGCCAGACGAGCTTGAGGCCAAGGTCGGCAAGATGTCTGATTCGGAGAAAGAAGCGTTCCGCATCGGCGTTGCGCAAGCCGTGCGTAATAGCGTCGACAGCACAGCCGATCTGGCTGATGCAGGCAAAAAGATATTCGGCAACAAAAAGCAGCGCAAACTTTTGCGTGCAGCCTTCCCAGATGACAAGACGTTTGAAGCGTTTGAAAAGCGCATGGAGGCTCGTATAGAGCAGGTCATCACGCGCGGATACGCGCCGCGCTCCGGCAGCCCGACAGCCCTGCGTGATCAAGATGTTAGCAATCTGTCCGAAACGGCAGACGCGGTGACTTCAATGCTGATGGGCAACCCGCTGCCCGCTGCTCGTAGCGCGTTAGGGCAGGTCACAGATCGCGCCTCGACATCAGGCAGGGTCGGGCGTGCTTTGTCACAAGATTTGTTCAGCACTGATCCGGCTGCACAGCGTGAGTTTCTTGAAAGGCTGGCGCGGCGCCGTGCGGCAGAGCAAGCACGCATGGCAAGGGCTGGGCGCATTGCGGGTGGCTATGGTGGCACAGCCGGGGTCTTCGGCGGGCTCCTGACAGGAGAGAGATAATGCCTAAAAACAAACTTACAGAATATGACAGCACTGCGGCTAACAACACTGATGTCGGTGGGGTAAACCTTGCCGAAAATAGTATGCTGCCAAGTGACGTTAACAATGCACTTCGAGAAATTCTTAGTCATCTACGTGAGTTTGCTGACGGCACATCAGGCATCAATGTTCTTTCATTGATTGATGATGACGACTCCCACGCTATCAAGTTTCAAGGTCCAAGCAGCATCACCGCAAACACCACTTTCACACTGCCGGATGGTGATGGCTCTGCTGACCAATATATAAAGACTGACGGCAGCGGCACGCTATCGTGGGTTTCTCCAGCGTCAGAAATTCAATACCTGAGCGGAGTGACAAGCAACATCCAGACGCAAATCGACAACATTGCAGGCTACCCTCAAGTCATAACGCTACTCACTTCTGGCTCTAGCTATACGATACCTTCTGGCGCGCAGGCAATATTGATCAAAGCATCCGGCGGTGGCGGCTCTGGCGGCGCGTCTCAATTTAGCGGAAACTTTACCAGCGACGGCAATACCGGCGGACAGACGACGGTTACTAATAGCACTCTCGGCATTAATATGGTCGTGAAGGGCGGCGCGTCAGGTCGCGGCTCTACTTCAGGAACGGCTACAGTTCTCACGGGCGACAGTGGCCTTTCCGGTCTTATTCGAGGGGGCGGTGCTGCTGGTGGAGCGCCCGGCATGAACAACTTTGACATTAGCTGTAGTTTCGGCGGCAACGGCAATCTTGGACAAGTGTACGTTACTGGCAGCAATGTTGGTGGCGAGGTATTGACCTATTCGCTAGGAGCGGGCGGGGCAGCCGCTACCGCTGGCAGTACAACAAGCGCGCCCGGTCAAAATGGCTATCTTGAGATTACGGTTTGGTAAAGGTTCGTGATGAGCAAGCCCACCGCAGCATCAGTGCAGGCCCAGATCGACACACATGAAGCGGTGTGCGCGGAACGCTGGAAAGAGACCATCCTTCGCATCAAGCGTATTGAGAT